AGATGAAGGCGGAGCAAGTGGTCTTGAGCCTTTTGTAAATGCTCTGAACGCAACCGAAGGTGAAATAATAGCTGCCCTTGAAAGTATGCCAAATGTCGGTAAACACGAGAACGGAGACTATATACTAGAGGATGGTGACGAAATAGAAGTCGCTAAAGGAGGGCTAAGTGAAGAGCTGGATTCCTTGGTGGAAAAAAAGAAAAAACGAAAGAAGAAGCGAAAGAAGAAGCGAAAGAAAGCTGGATCAAAGTCATCCGGAGACACACTTAGAAAGTGGTTCGGAAGAAAAGGCGAAAAAGGTTCCAAGGGTGGCTGGGTGGATTGCAACGCACCTGATGGAGAGGGCGGCTACAAAGCCTGTGCATCTGATGGAAAAAGAAAAAAATACCCCGCCTGTCGTCCCACACCTTCGGCTTGTAAAGACAAAGGAAAAGGAACATCTTGGGGAAAGAAAGCAGCTAAGCAACAAAAATCTAAACGAGAACACCTTATCCGACAGGTGGCTAGAGAGGAGGCGAATAAGATCGTCTTTGGTAGGTCAATCTCGGAAGGATTATCTTTTCACATTGATAATAGCATCCCTATTTGTGATAACATTTATCGCCACGGTAGTGATAGATATTTTTCTCTAGTAAATGAATCCAGAGAACTTTGGAAAGAGGGTAAGCTGAATCTTTGTGAGGCTGATGTTGAGGTGATGGAATCAGACCTCGGCACATTTGTTGAATATCGTGGTCAAGAAGTTCCTCTTGATTTTCCAATGCGCCTTGAAGAAAAAAAGAAAAAGAAAAAAGACCCACCTCTTAATAAGCCGAAAAGAAATACTGGTTCTGGAAAGAAGTATGTTGTCTATGTTCGGAATCCTAAATCAGGAAACGTCAAGAAGATTACTTACGGAGACCAGAAAGGCGGCCTTGAAGGCAACTGGAATAATGCAGAGGCACGAGTGTCTTATGCTAAGCGCCATCGTTGTGCTGAAAAGACCGATAAATTAAAAGCAGGTTACTGGGCTTGCAGAGCGCACAAAGATTTCGGTAACAACGTACCGGGGAGATTTTGGTAATGGCTAATCTAACAAAGGATGATTTATGGAAGGCATTTTCCCTGATTATGTCTGCTTTGGTTCTTCCATTGGCCGGTTGGGTTTGGAACACAAATGTAAAGGTTGCCGAACTACAGAATGACCTTGGCGATGCTGAAGATGCAATAGCAGTTCTTGAAAAAAAGATCGTCGGTGCTGACGACAATTCCAAGCAGATCATCGGCATGGAAAAAGACATCGAGTATATGAAAGGCTCTTTGGGTCGTATAGAATCGATAGTAACAAGGAAAAAAGACGAATGATCCAGAGTTATAGTATGTTTATGATTTTGTTCTCGCCTCCAATAAAAGGAGAGGGGATGGACGATCTTGTTAGAAACACAAAAGCACTAGAACTTTATCTGCAAGACCAAGAGGATCACGATAAATACTGTGCTGCGGAAGAATGGGAACAACCAGATATTGATGTTTACAAAGAGAAACTTGAATCACAACTATCCGACTTCTGCAAGAGAAGAATTATCAAGGCTAAAGCCCAAGAGGAAGAATGAGCGACCTTCCGTTCAAGGAGAAACAGATAGGTGAGAATATTTTTCTTCGTTATTTTCATCATAATGTTATTGTCGAGGAACTCGTATGGCACCAAGACAGAGAGGACCGCATTGTTGAAGTCCTACAATCAGACGATTGGCATTTCCAAAAAGATAATCAAGTCCCTTTTAAACTAGTCAAGGGAATGAAGTTCTCCATAAAAAAGATGGAATACCACAGGCTTCTTCGTGGTAAAAATGACTTAATTATAAAAATTACAAAGCTACCTTGACATCATTAAAATTTTATGTTATATATTTAATATATATGATTCAAAGTTACTATATGATCATTCAAGACGAAGGTTGTTTTGAAAAAGGAATGTATTGTTATTGTTTTGCCCAAGATCAGACACACATTTACCTTTACTTTAAACAACCTATAATTGGTGGTATACACGAAGTCAAGCTCCCAAGATCAAAGATTTATTTATTAAAAAGAGTAGGATGACTTGACATTTACTCCCTGATGTGTTATAATATATAAACACACAAACATAGGAGTGGTTATGACCCAAAAAGAATTAAACGAAATTAAATTACGATGGAAAGGAAAGGGCGGTGGACCCGAGTCTGAAACAACAATAGCAGATTCAAAACTAGACAAGGACTGTGTTCATGTCTGGTCTTGTAATTCAGATATATCAAAAATTATTGATCGCTGTGGATCTGCTATTATGAAGGTTCGAGAAGACAGAGATGGTGTTGGATTTGAAATACACCGTTCGGCTTTCCGAGGCGCTGCATACGCATTTAAGGTGCTTAAGTAATGAAACAAATTGTCCTGTATGATATGGATGGAACTTTGACTCCTCCAAGAGAACCACTAGAGGAGTCATTAGTTCCTGTTTTAGAACAATTGTCGGAGGTCGCTGATATCGGTATTGTAACTGGTAGCGACTATGACTATCTAAAACAACAGGTTGGGCTGCTGCTTGATCACTCCAAAATAAGAAAGAAATTGCACCTTCTTCCTTGTAATGGTACTAAGCATTATTATCCTCCTTCCAATAATTATGAGGAGCATAAGTTAGTATCCAAAAGAAACATGATTGATGAATTAGGTCGTCGTCATTTTCAACAGCTTATGCTCATCTTGATTGAGCAGCAAGCCAACTTCTCTAACGAGCGATTCCCTCTTACAGGACATTTTATTAATTATCGTGGATCCATGATTAATTGGTGTCCGATCGGTCGAAACGCCGAAGCAGAAGACCGTCAGTTTTTCGTGGACTATGATAATTCATTTACCCCAACAATACGAGAAAAATATTTAGATAGATTGCGTCACTATACTGGACTAAAAAGAATTTTAAATATTCAAATAAAACTAGGCGGTGATACATCATTCGATATATTTCCAACTGGGTGGGATAAAACTTATTGCTTGCAACATTTCCCAGACCATGTACACTGGTTTGTTGGTGATCGTTGTGGAGAAAACGGAAACGACAAAGAGATTTACGATCTACTGAAACCAAAGAAAAGGTCTTTTTCTGTTGAGGGTCCCGACGAGACAAGAATCATTACAGGACTCATTTTAAATGAAATTCAAGCCACTTAGCAGAGACGAATTAATGGAGTATTTGGTCAATGGAATACCGTTGCCCGAGAGCGCATTGATAAATAATAGTGTCCTTGATTTTTATTTTGAACAATTAGAAGAATTTATTAACGGTGCTGAAAATGATTATGGTGCTTCAAGACCATCACCGCAAGAAGTGGTGATATCATTTGGAAGAATTGAGTATGTTGTTTTAAGGGTTGCAGAGAAACGAATATTTTTATTAATGTCTCCTAATGCCTCAGAACCAGAGGATATGACCACTGAAGAGGCGGAAAATGTTGTAGGCTTGATATACGGTATCATTGTTTACAATGTGAAATGGGACGAAATGAGCAAATTGGCTGATGATTTAACTAAAACATATTTTCCTGAAATCGAAAGTCTGATTAAAAAAGACGCTCCAATGACTCCAAACAATTACACAGAAATCCCCAATAAAACTCGCTCATTAGAATTGAGCAATATAAAAGACTTTATTAAAAAAGATAATAAAAAATATTATGTATGAATATAATGCAACAGTTGTAAAAGTTTATGATGGCGATACCATCACAGTCGATATTGATCTCGGCTTTGGTATAGTTCTTCGCAAACAAAAGATTCGACTTTATGGAGTTAATACTCCTGAAGTACGTGGTGAAGAGAAAGAACTCGGTAAGAAAGTAAGAGACCTACTTAGAGAAAAGATATTAGGTGAAACCATAATAGTTAAAACAATAAAAGACAAAAAAGGCAAATATGGTCGATGGTTAGGAACCATTTTTCATCAAGAAGAAAATATCAATGATTGGCTTCTTAATGAAGGTCACGCATTACCATTTTGAGGAAACTATGACGTCATCAGATTTAATCGCAAAATCCATAGAAAATTTAATACTATACGGCATTGACCTCCAGATAAGAGATGAGGACGCTAATGAGTATTTGTTTTTAATGGAAAGATTTTACAATGAAAAATCTACAGAACTTGTAGCCACTCTAGATATTGACGCAGTTGTTGTGGAGACCTTAGAGGGTGAAAGTGTTTGTAATATTTTCATAAAAGATGGTAATTTAAGAATCATACCAACAACCAACGAAAACGCTTTTGCTGCGATTGTACTAATGTTGGAATTTGTAACTTCGCAAGCATTACTAGAAACAGAAGAAATTGAAAAAGAACAAGAAGACGAGGAGAGTGACGATGACTTTGATTGGATCTAACATGCAAATACCAGAATGGTCAGAAGCATTACGAATGGAGCCTCGTGAAATTTACGATGAGGCTATTATAGGTTACGACCCACAAGCAGATCGATTAATCTATAATGAAGATAAGGTGATTGACATTCTAATTACCAAGGAAGAAATGTCCACTGCGGATGCAATAGAGTATTATGATTATAATATTGTCGGATCCCAAGGAGAGAACTATCCAATCTATATTATACCAGCGAGGTGATCACGTAATGAAAGTTTTTTATTTAAAGAGAGAAGAGGATGAATCAGGAATATCTGGTACTGGAAGAGTAGCACAGGGTTTCATTTTCGATAATGGAAAAGTTGCTGTTACTTGGCTCTCTGAACACCCTTCTGTAACCATTTACGACAACATCGGTGAGGTCCGTGCAATTCACGGGCATGGCGGTAAAACTGAAGTGGTTATGGAACCAGATTATAAAAGAGCTTTCGGTGAACTTAAATCTTTCGTGGACGGTTTTTCGCTTGCTGAAGCAGCACTCAAGAAGGTCGGCGAAGACACTCAGTCTGGGAAACTATTAAAACAAAACTAGTTAAAGCATGAAGCTTTATTCGCTTAAATTAGATGCCTCTTGGAGACCGATCGAGATAATTGATTCTTTCAAAGCATTCAGTATGTGCAGAAGCGGGAGAGCAAATGTAGTTGAGGATTATGATATAAGGGCTCATGGTATTACTATGTTCCCCGCCGTTATAGTCCTCAAAAATTATGTGAGAAAACATGAGTTTATTTTATCCTGCACCAGAAGAAATGTTTACTCACGAGATAATTATACATGTCAATATTGCTCATATGTGGCTATTTCCAAGTTTGACTTAACTCTGGATCACGTAGTACCTAAATCTCGTGGCGGTCCAAAAACTTGGGATAATATAGTAACTTCTTGTCACAAATGCAACACCAAGAAGGGTGCCCGCACTCCAAAAGAAGCAGGAATGAAACTATTGAAGGAACCTCGGAGACCAAAAGCAACATTTATTGATTTTTATCGTATGACCAATGTTCCTAAACAGTGGTCCCCTTACATTTACTTATACAAGGAGAAATAATGAGTGAAATTAGAAAAACCATCGCCATTTCTGGCGGGTTTGATCCGGTTCATGTTGGCCACGTCCAAATGATTGAAGAAGCAGCATCCATGGGTGATGTTATGGTCATAGTCAATTCAGACGCTTGGCTTATGAGAAAGAAAGGTTATGTATTCATGCCTTGGTCAGAGCGAGCATATCTAATGGGTCAATTCAAAGGAGTTATCAAGGTAGTTCCAGTGGATGATTCAGATGATTCTGTTTGTGAAGCATTGAGAACTCACAAACCAGATTTCTTTGGTAACGGTGGAGACAGAAAGAACCACAACACACCAGAAATGACTATGTGTGCTGATTTGGGAATCGACATGATTTGGGGATTGGGTGGAGAAAAAGTACAATCTTCTTCTGATTTGGTTAGAAAAGTTCTTTACAAGCCCTCGGGGGTATAATGGACGATCTTTTTGATAAAATAAATAATGACGATACTGGAGCAGTGGGAAAGCTTATAAGAGAACTCTTTTACCTTTCAAAACAAGCAGCCCAATCAGGTATCGAGATCAATGAATTAGCCTCAGTATGCACAATGGGTTGGCAATCAGACGAGACACCAGAGATGGCGTCCATGTTTGAATTTTTACTTAATGCAGAACAAAGGAAACACAATGAATCAACAGAATGATATAGACCCAGAAATTTGGGGTAAAGTACAAAATATTTTTGCTGATAGTTTGGGGTTTGATCTTGATGAGGTCGAGTTCCAATCTAAAATAATAGCAGACCTTGAAGCCGAAAGTCTCGATTTTCTAGATATAGCCTTCAAGCTTGAACGAACTTTTAATATACAGATACCCCGTGGTGGTATAGAAAAGGCCGCTCGTGAAGGTGTGGATGGCGATGGCCTAAACCCTGACGGAACTCTAACTTTAGAGTCGTTGGAAAAATTAAGACAAGCGATGAGCGAAGTACCCTCTGATGAATTTTATGTTGGGCTAAAACCAAGCGATGTGCCTCAGCTGTTTCGTGTTGGTACTTTTTACCACCTTGTAGTGAATTTAATCGACCAAAAGTAATCAAAAACCCCCATAATATAAAAGGGTTTTACCTCCTGTTTTACTATTTAGGGTATTGATAGGGATCGTACTATGAAAATAACAAAACAACGAATTGTTCAAATTATTCGAGAAGAACTGAGCGTAATAAACGAACAAGAGTCCATAGACAACACCGACTTGGCTGGTGCAATGTTGACTCTTAGTAAAGACTTGAAGGCTAACACCCAAGTATCCAGCGAGTCCCCAATGATAAACGATCTTGTGACTTTGCTTATAGACAAGGCATCCTCAAGCGATATTGATGCAAAGCTTGAAGACATATTAAACTACGCAAAATCAAAGCTTGGAGAACAAGAATGAAACTTATTTTAGAAAATTGGAATCGATTTCTTTTGCTTGAAAAGTTGGATGATACATCCAAACAAGTTCTTAATACAGTAGCACAAATGGTTCTTAATGCTGACAATGTTTTGATGGATAAAGAAAAAAAGCCATCCGAAAAACGCCCAGTGGTTCGAATGATTTTAGACTTCATTGAAGAAGATTTAAGAATGTCGAGTAAGCAGTCTCAGCGGTGTCCGAACGCGGAACTTATATTAAAAAATATAGCAGCGTTACTCAATACCAACCGCTTTGAGGAGGCTATAGGAGTTGCTAAACAATTAAAAAATGCGCTCCCTGATTCTTGTTTTGAAGATGGAGAAGAACCACCCGAAGAACCTGAACCAGAAGAATTGGAAACTTTTGAGCCACTCCCCGATCTTGACGACGAAGATGAACTCTTTGCCGATTTTGAAGCAGAACTCGCGGCAGAGGAAGATGCGACTCTGGAAGACATTGTTGACGCTGCCGAAGAAGTAGCGCCACAAGTCCAACAAGCAATACAGCAAGCGGAAACGCCTGAAGAAAAGATTGAAATTGCTGCTGATTTTGTAGAACCAGCCGCAGAAAAACTCGCTGATGAGGAAGAAGTAGAAACAGTTGCTCAAGCGGTTGTTGATACACTTGATGATAATATTTCTGATGAAGTTGTCGATGCAGTTGTAGCAAAGGTTGAAGAACCAACCGAAGAACCAGAAGCTGCTGAAGAGCCTGAACCAGAGGCAGAAGAAGAACCACCAGCCGAGGAAGATGAGACTGTCGTTGATGTTGGTGGTGATGAATTCGTTTATTCTGAGGAAGATATATCAGAACTTAAAAACGCATACGAACAATTTGAAAGCCAGTTTATGAATACACGGACCCTAAGACAGCAAGAAGAATTATGGGTTGCTCTCCGAGATGCTCTGAATAACATTGGACAATTCCGACCAATTGCTGGTGACGAGTTGGCTCTCACAGAAAACCTCTTTGAACAAGAGAACGAGGCAAAGATTAAAAGACTTGTTGTGGACCTCGAAAGATTAAGAAAAGATCTTAACGATACCGACAAAACTCTCTCAGCCTATATTAGTAAGGCTGAGGGCGGTAAATATGAAGCGAAAGCGTACATGGCTCGCTTCTTGGCTGAACTAAAAGATGTCCAGAACAGCATCGGAAAATCTGTTGCCGATACAAAATCTCTACTTAATATCGAAGAAGGTGAAGTATTGTCGGAACAGGAAGAGACCCGAGAACAAAAGATACAAAACGTCCGCAACGTTTACGAGGATATCAAAGATCTTCTCGGCGGGATCCTCCCAGAGTTAGATCGCACCGTTGCTGCCCAACAGCCAGAGATCTCTGCTAATATCAAAAGTTCATATGATGAACTTCAAAAGATTAGAAAGTATTTCCGCAACGTCGGTGCGTTTGCAAAAACATCAGATATGGATGTTAGCGAGATCAAACGAGATTACCTAAACATCAAACAAGATATAACAAAAAGTATGTCCCGCGTTATTGATGACTTAAGAAGAAATCGTTTAACTGGCGATGTCGCTAGACCATTTTTGATCAGATTGGGTAACATCGGCTCCTTTATCATGGAAACTTTTGGTGTTGGCCCAGACAGCGGATACGAAGTACAAACAATTGACGTTCCTTCAGATGGAAAGAGTAAAGAAGAGATTGCTTCTGATACAAGTGAGGAAGGCTCAGGGTCTCTTTCAGTATCTGCCGAGGAAGTAATTAGCCCTGAAGAAGTCACCTCTGAAGTTAAGTTTATCGAGAAAAACAGAGCTATTATACCTTTTCTGAAAAGAATGCATGATGCGTTTGAAGATGAGGAAGAGATTGATTTTGTTTTTCTTCGAGATGCATTAGAACAACTTGAAGGTCTTAATTTAAATGAACAAAAAACATATCAAGAAAAATTTCTTGAATTTGTATCATTAGTAAAAAATAAAGACCTTTCTTGGTTTGAGAAAAATGCTACACTGGTAAGGAAAATAGCCAAGGACTTACATAACTTTTATAAAATTATTGATATAGCGATTGTTAAGGCAGACAGGGAAATTAATGACTTGTTTGACGAGATGGATTTAAGCGCTGAACTAGAAAAATTACAAGCATTAAAGCAGGATATCGACAAACAGACAAAAAGTCTAGAGAATGAAGAAACACAGCTTCAAGAGACGCAAAATCTCCTCGAAAAACTAATTAAAGAAGAATTAAGGATGCTCAATGGCAAAGAAATGGTTCGTAATTGATACCTCAGTCTATCTTTCAGATTCGGAATGTCTTACTAGGTTTGCAAACAATGATATCATTGTTCCCTTAAAGGTATTAGAAGAAATAGACAAGCATAAAAAGCGACAAGATTCTGTTGGTTTTCATGCAAGACAGATTATAAAAGTTTTTGATTGTTTAAGGCAAAAAGGTAATCTTAAGAAAGGCGTGCGTATTGCGCAAGGAAAAGGCTTAGTTAAGTTTGTCGGACTAGATGAGATTGATTACAGGACTCTCCCGAGAGATCTTGACCCTAGAAATCCGGATCATATAATATTAGCCACGGCTCTTACAATTAAAGAGCAAAACCCCAAAAGAAAAGTTATCCTCGTTTCTAGGGATATCAATCTCCGTGTGATTGCACAAGGTGTAGATTTACCTGCTGAAGAATACGAAAACATAAAGGTCGTTACCGCCAAGGATAAAATCTACACAGGCTTTGAAGAAATTGTGATGGATGATGAGATCATTGATCGCTTTTATGACGACAAACCAGTTTTTCTTGATAAAGAAGATTATCCTAACTTGTATCCTAATCAGTTTATTATGCTTGTGTCCTCAAGCAATCCGAAAAAGACTTGCCTTGGGAGATTTTGGAGTCACGGCACAAAACTTCAAAAAATAGTAAACCAAACTAATGACCTACGATGGGGCGTCTCTCCACGAAATAAAGAGCAATCATTTGCCTACGATCTACTTTTTAATGATGATGTTAATTTTGTTTCACTAATTGGTCGTGCTGGATCTGGTAAAACTCTCCTCGCTATTGCTGCGGGATTAGAACAGACGGTTGGAAACGGCAAACCAAGATACAAAAAGATTGTTATCTCACGACCTGTCCAGCCTCTCGGTAAAGACATTGGTTTCTTGCCCGGCACTATGGAAGAAAAGATGCTTCCTTGGCTCAAGCCAATCGCCGATAACATTGATAATGTTACCGCAGAAGAAGAGGGTAACCTCATGGAGTATTATTTGGATCAAGGAAAGCTTGAAATAGAAGCACTTACGTACATCCGTGGTCGCTCAATCTCCAATGCTTTTATGATTATCGACGAAGCACAGAACCTTACGGCTCATGAGGTCAAGACCATTCTTACCCGTGTTGGGGATAATACAAAAATTATACTTACTGGTGATATAGAGCAGATTGATAACATCTATACCAACGAGACTTCTAACGGATTGACTTATGCCGTTGAGAAGTTTAAGCATGAGAAAATTGCTGGCCATGTAACATTTAAAAAAGGGGAAAGGTCGAAGCTTGCGACCATTGCTTCTCAGATACTCTAATTAAGGTGTATCGGAGAATCAAAATGGAATACTCAACCTTATTTGAAATGATGGCTCAATACGGGCCTCTTGGTCTATGGACTGTTTCGCTTTTATGGATGAACAACCAGCAGCGAAAAGAACAAAAAGAAGCTGAACGCATTGCTCAAGAAAGATTACAATATCATCAAGAGAACATTGTAGAAGCAATGCGAGAGCAGAGGCACATGCTCCAAAAAGCTATTGAAAAGATTGAAGGCGGTCTTGAGATGGTCCGTGAAAAATATGCTGAAGAAAGAATGTTTCGTCTAAAGGGCGATTAATCAACAAAAAACACGGAAATAAATCGAAAAAGCCCATAATTAAAGTATGGGACACATTTTATGGTTTATGTTGGCCCTGATCTACGGTTCCATTGTTGAGTGGATAATCCACAAGTATGTTTTCCATGGCTGGGGTAAAAAAAGAAATAGCATGTTCGCTTTTCACTTACGCGAACACCACGCCCATTGTATCAAAAACGACTTTTATGATCACAAGATCTCAAAACTGGAATGGGGCGGCTCCCTATTCGCCATCGTAATTCATCTGCCTTTATTTTGGATATGCCCCGCTTTTTACATCGGGGCATCTTTGTATGCGGTTTTGTTTTCTGTTATGCACAATTATTCCCACAAAGACCCAGAGTGGTGTAAGAAATGGATCCCGTGGCATTACGATCACCACATGCGATACTCAAACAAGAATATGAACGTTGTTCTCCCTATAGCCGACTATCTCTTCAGTACTAGAAAAAAATACCTTGACAAAAAGTTGTAGCGGTGTTATACTATATATACAAAAGGAGACCGTTATGAAATGGATCACTGAAAGCGCCAAGCGGTCTCGCAGATTAAAGGATAAATATTCTATGCGAGGCACCGACATCTATATTCAAGAACCGGTAGGAGAACACATTAACTTAGATTTTGTGTTTGATTATATTATGGCCCGAGTTCCTAATAAGCTACTAGATTCTGTAGATGTTATTTATGTTGGAGATTTCCCAGATTTTAAAAGACGAGACATTAATGCTTATTATGACGATGGAGCGATCTTTGTTACAAACAAACAAGACGACGACAAAGACATGATTGATGATATCGTTCACGAGATTGCTCATGGTGTTGAGGAAAGATATAATGATTTTATATATTCGGACAATACACTTGAGAAAGAATTTCTTGCGAAGCGCCAAGTTCTTTATCGAATGATGAAAACGCATGATTTAAATCCTCCCAAAATAATGATAACAGACTCTTCCTTTAGTGAGGAATTGGATGATTACTTTTATGAAGAGGTTGGTTATGAAATCATGAATGATTTGGTAAACGGCGTATTTGTCTCCGCTTATGCTGCAACTTCCCTAAATGAATACTTCGCTAGAGGATTTGAAGAATACGTTTTTGGTGAACGAAAATATCTAGCCAAGTATTGCCCTGCTCTGTTTGGGGTGCTTGAGGAGCTTTTTGAGGAGGCCAAGTGAAACATGTATCATATTCAGAAATTAAACTTTGGAATGAATGCCCTTTTAAACATAAGCTCGTCTACATTGATAAGATCTCTGGTTTCGAAGGTAACGAATACACATGCTTCGGAACTGCTCTTCATTCTGTTTGCGAGTTCGGAGTCGCTGGTGTCCTAGACAAGATTGATTTCGAAGACCATTTCCAGACAATCTTTGAGAATGAGCTCGAAAAACTTCCATCTAAAGTTGTCCTCCGAGAAGATCTCGTCAAAGAGATGAAGACCCAAGCAGAACCCATACATTCGCAAGTTTTGGATGCTTTGGACAAATACTTTGGTGACTATGAGGTCCATGCGGTTGAGGAGAAATTATTTGAACCAATCACAGAATTTACAGCAGACACGTGCGAATTTAAAGGCTTCATTGACCTCGTTGTGAAGACTCCAGATGGTAAGTATCACATTTTAGATTGGAAGACGTGCTCTTGGGGCTGGGATGTCCAAAGAAAGTCTGATCGCATAACAACATATCAGCTCACGCTTTACAAAAAGTTCTGGTGTGAGAAGCACAAGGTTGATCCTTCTCTGGTTGAGACTCACTTTGGGCTTCTTAAAAGAACAGCAAAGAAAGACAATGTTGAAATATTTCGTGTGACTTCTGGTCCTCGCAAAACCGAGAACGCAACCAAGTTTCTATTTAAGGCTGTAACCGCAATTCATCGAGGTATCAAAATGAAAAACCGCATGTCTTGCAGATATTGTGACTTTAACAAAACGGAGCATTGTTCATGAAAAAAGAAAGAAACTGGAGCAAAAATAGAGATATTTTGAAAACTATACCCAATCCTTCAAAAGAGGGATATGAGATTAAAATGAAGATACCTGAGTTTACTTTTGAGGGCGTTCGTTCACAACCAGACTTTGCAAGTATCTATTTAACATTTTATCCGGATGCAAAAGTTATTGAACTTAAATCTTTAAAAGAATACTTTTTTGCTTTTCGAAGTCAGCTGTACTCGTATGAAAGAGTTATTAATGTTATTTATGATGACCTCATGGCGGTTTACTCACCTCAAAGATTGAGAATTGTTCTAATCTGTAATCCCCGAGGAGGCATCTCTTCTAAGTTAACAGTGGACTCAGATTGGAAGATTCGTGGTGGAGATGATAATTTTTCTGACTGGCATGGCCAGAGTGATGAATGGTAATGGGAGACCCAATGAATAAAATAGTAGGAATTATGCTTCTTGTGGCCGCGTATGCTGCTCTTTTGGTTGGTATGTTTTACGAGTTCGGAAACCTAAACACGGTAGTTGAGAGCGTAAGACAAGAAAATCAAATCAATCAAGGACAAGCAGTTTACATGCCCGGAGCTTCTTGTGTGATAAAAGCAACCCCTGATATAGACATACAGAAATTCAGAGATCTTGCAGCAGCGTGTGCTATTAAGCATTTAGAGTATTTAGAAGGAATTAAAGACACAGAAAAAAATTAAAAAAATACTTGACAAATCTATCTACGTGTGTTATAATATAACAAAAAAGGATATTTATGTCTAAAAAAATAAAAGTATTGACGCTTTCTGATCATCCGCTATCTCCATCGGGTGTTGGAACGCAAACAAAGTATGTTATTGAAGCGCTCTTAAAGAGCGGTAAATTTGAGGTGCTGTCTCTTGGCGGTGCTGTTAAGCATGAAGACTATAGGACTCTCAATGTAGAGCCTTATGGTACAGAATGGAGAATAATTCCAGTTGATGGCTATGGTAGCCAAGAGATGATCCGGTCGATTCTGAGAACAGAACAGCCGGATATTCTTTATTTTATGACTGATCCTCGTTTCTATACATGGCTTTGGGCTATCGAGAACGAAATAAGGCCACTTGTTCCAATGATATATTATCATGTTTGGGATAACTTTCCAGCACCCTATTTTAATCGTGGCTTTTATCTCTCAAATGATAGAATTTGTGCGATTTCAAAAGTAACAAGAGACATTGTTGCCGAAGTAGCACCTGAAGTTAAGCTTGATTATGTGCCTCATGCTGTTGATTCTGAAATCTTCAAACCTCTTCCAGAAGAAGAGATCGTGGGCGCTCGAGCTAGATCACTTAAAGAAGAGGATCGAGACAAAGTTATATTCTTTTGGAACAACAGAAACGCAAGAAGAAAACAATCTGGCTCTTTACTGTTTTGGTTTAAGAAGTTTTTAGACAAAGTGGGGCACGATAAAGCATGCTTGATTATGCATACTAATCCGAAAGATGTCCATGGTCAAGACTTGATTCATATTGCTGATCATCTTGGTCTGAATACAGAAAATCAAGTATTGTTTTCCACACAAAAAATTAATCAGGGTGACCTTGCCATCATATACAATATGGTTGACTGCACGATCAACATATCAGATGCGGAAGGATTCGGTCTTGCGACCTTGGAATCACTGTCGTGCGGCACGCCTATCATAGCGAATATGACTGGCGGTTTACAAGAACAGATGAGGTCGGGCAGTGACCTTTTCGGGATACCTTTGATCCCAGA